CCGTGAAGCTAAGAAGTACAAGACGGTTAACCACTATATGCACGCTACTACTTTACCAGAGTTAGTAAGTGCGTACGAGAACACAAGTACTACACCTAAGCGAAAGCAAGCCATTCGTAACGAGTTAGTTCGTCGAAAGGTATCTGTGTGAAGAAAGTAGTAATATACAGCAAAAACAAGTGTCCCTACTGTACTTATGCAGAGGATGCTTGCAAGCAGTTATGTAAGTTAGATACAGAGTTTAATCATGTAGTTCTAAAACTAGATGAAGATTATACCAAGTTAGAATTTAAGACTATTTTTCCGAGTGCTAAAACTGTACCACAAATTATTGTGGATGGTGTGCAGATAGGTGGGTGGGACGAGTTTAAGCCAAGAGTATTGGCACGGATACAGGGAGAGTAGTCTCCCCTTTAAGCAGGCTACAAATGGGTCTTATAGGCCTAAGTTCTATGGAGAAAGAAGTGAAGAAGAGAAAAGAGGCCGTGTGTTATTTATGCAACATGGTTACAGCGATTAGTTGTTTAGCCTTGCCGTTTATAACAATATACGCCAGCGCAGCAGGTATGTAAGTAATACCTAAGGAGATCACATGAATAGAGAACAAGTACAGAAACAATTAGCAGTAGACGAAGGGATAGTACACGAAGTATACCTTGATCATTTAGGCTATGCCACGTTCGGCATCGGGCACTTAATTACGGATAAAGATCCAGAGCAAGAGTATACAGTCGGTACTCCTATCAGCGAAGAGAGGGTCACAGAAGCCTTCCAGTCTGATCTCGATATTTCTATTGGAGAATGTAAGGTTCTCTTTGACTTGTGGGATACTTACCCAGGGGAAGTCCAAGAGATACTCGTCAATATGATGTTTAATCTTGGGCGGCCTCGACTTAGTAAGTTCAAAAACTTCAAGAAAGCTGTCGATGCAGGTGACTGGGTCAAAGCTGGTATTGAAGGACGAGACTCCTTATGGTGGAAGCAAGTAGGTAATAGAGCTGAAAGGCTAATGGTAAGAATAGAAAATGTCTAAAATTTTGATGGGAATTATAGCAGCGATGGGTAGTGCGGGTTTTCTGTACTACCAATTCGCTGTTGTACCCATGCAAAATAAACTAGAAGAGCAGACTGCTGTAATCCTCGCCCAAGATCTGCGAGATCAAGAGCAAAAGGCTACAATCGTCGCAATTCAAGAAAACATGGAGAAGACAGTAGCAGCAAGTGCAAATCTCCAGAAGCAGAACCAACAGTACGAAACTCAGATGGCCGACTACTTGGACATCTTTCGCAGACATAACATAGCGCAGTTAGCTAGTGCAAAACCTGGTTTAATGACTACGCGAGTGAACAAAGGTACGGAGAAAGTATTCAATGAAATTGAAGATATTAGCAAGCGCATTAACGCTCTTAACGATTAGTGGATGTAGTTTACTACAGCAACCGCCTCGTGAAGTAGAGATTATAAGCAAACCGATAGAGATTATAATCACACAACCTATCATGCCACGACCCCTGAACCTCAAGGAGCCGAACTGGTATGTAGTATCTGATACTCGAATAGCAAACAAAGACGGCTTATATCCCGAAGGTTATACCTATTTCGATAAGTTTGTAGACGACATCAAAAAGAAACATGGTGGAGATCTAGTGTTTATCGCAATGAGTGTAGCAGACTACGAGTTAATGTCCTACAACACACAAGAGTTGAAAAGATATATTAGTCAGCTCGGTGAAGTTATAGTATACTACAAAGACGTAACCACCCCCAGTAAAACTCCACCTATTGAAGAATAATTCTTGACAGTGTTTCCAAATTCAAGTATAATATACATTCAACTTTAGGAGAGTACCATCAATTTATTTTATTTAGACGAAGATCTTGACAAGTGTGCAGAGTTTCATGTTGATAAACATGTCAACAAAATGATTCTCGAAGCCGCACAGCTCATCAATACAAACCTCTGGATAGATCATCTATTCGGATTTGTACCTCGTCCTATAACTAAAGAAGAGAATGCTATTCTTCAGACTACCCGTAAAGAACAAAAAGAACTTGCAATGGAAGATCGTATATTTCCTTACCTTCCTACTATGCAAAATCATCCATCTTGTGTATGGGTACGTTCTTCGCTAGAGAATTATTACTGGACAAACTGTTACGCCTTTGCTCTCGGTAGCGAAGCACACTATCGTTATGGTAGTGATCACAAAAGTCTTGCAATGCTCTATGCGTTACCAGAGCCACAACACATGGAAGACCACGGCTTCACTCAATTTGCCTTGGCAATGACAGAGGAACTAAAAGATTATGATAACCCTATACAGTCTTATCGCAATTTCTATATGCTCGACAAAGCTACATTTGCTGCGTGGAAGTATAGAGACAAACCACACTGGTGGGATGAAGACTTGGCTGACTACGAAAACAGAATCTCAGGACAATAAAAATGACTAGAGTTAAACTTATATCAACATCTTCCGATGATCTACTACAGGACATAGCGAAGATGGCAAGGGTATCTAACCCTGCAAACCAGAACAATAAAGATACTTCTGAGAAATTAGTTAAGTATCTAATCAAGCATAAGCACTGGTCTCCGTTTGAGATGGCAGGTGTAACGCTTGAAATCAATACTACTCGTGACATTGCTCACCAGATAGTACGCCATCGTAGCTTTGCTTTTCAAGAGTTTAGCCAACGATATGCAGAGCCAAACGCTTTAGATGGTTGGCCTTTTGAACTTCGAGAAGCACGTATTCAAGACGAGACTAATCGTCAGAATAGTTTACCTCTTGACCCAGAGATGGACGGACACAACATCCTCCAAGCTCGCTGGATTCGAGAGCAGAAAAAAGTTATTGCTTCTGCACAGGCAACGTATCAGTGGGCACTCGACAATGGTATTGCGAAAGAGCAAGCAAGGGCTGTATTACCAGAAGGTCTTACTAAGACTCGACTATATATGCATGGTACAATAAGATCTTGGATACATTATATTGATGTACGAACAACTCCAGGAACACAGAAAGAGCACATGGACATTGCTCGAGAGTGTGCATATGAAATCAATACTGTATTTCCTATGATTAAGGACTTTGTCCATGACCTCGGGTAAAAAATTCGATAGTGAGAAACCAAAGATGTATCTTCTACCTCCGAAAGCTACACTAGAAGTAGCAAAAGTACTGACATTTGGAGCAGATAAGTACGATGAAGATAACTGGCGAAAGCTCGAAGATGCTCAGAAGAGATACAGTGGTGGTGCACTTCGGCACATATTCTCCCATCTGGACGGGGAGTTACAAGATCCAGAAACAAATCTTTCGCATTTAGCGCACGCTATCTGCTGTTTAATGTTTAAATTAGAATTGGAGTTAGAAAATGGCAACACGAGTAAAGAAGAAGAGCTACGAGAACCTCTCGAAAGCAAACATCGAAAAGGTGATAGCTCTCCTAAACCCCAATACTTCAGCCCCAGCTTCGGAATCCACAAGTACGGACTCGTCAACATTAAAGCCGATAACTAAGAAAGAAGCGTGCGACATACTCAACATTGCCTACAATACGTCTAGGCTAAGTAAGATTATAGAAGACTATGATGAACAAAAAGCGTATGTTAAAAAACGTAAAGCAGGTCTACGAGGCCGTCCAGCAAGTGATGCAGAAATCGCTGAAGCGTGCACGAGTTTCCTCGGAGGACATACTATATCAGATATTTCTAAGCGACTCTTTCGAGCACCCGCTTTTATACGATCTCTTCTTGAAAGAGTTGGAGTCCCGTCACGACCGAACAACAAAGAAGAAAGACTGACGCCTCACTACTTTCCTGATGAGTGTGTCTCCACAGACTTTAGCATGGGAGAGGTAGCGTGGTCAGCAACATACCATAGTACTGTTATTGTAAAAGAAAGACTAGACCTAGAATGGTTAGCAAGTAAGAAAGGTATGGTAAATGTAGACTACGAAGCTAAGTACGGCTGTCCCTGCTATGCAATTTATATAGTGCAAGATGTAGACAGCGAAGACACGTTTTTTTCGAGTGTACAGTCTGGAGGTTTCAGTGCCTATGCTCCAGCATATGAGTTGGGAAAGCTGACTCATTTAGAAAAGTATGGCGTAAATTTAGAGAGGTTATGAAAAATAAATCTTGACAACATGGTTAAAATTGCCGTATAATATCCATTCTGAAATCGAGGAATATATGGGACAAAGATTCTACGAACAACAACTAAAAACTCTGGGCGACTGCCCAGGAAACAAAAACCCTAACAAGAGGACGCGTAAAGTGGCTTGGGACGACGATAAGAAAGCAGAAGCAGTAAGAATGTACGAAGATATGAACCCAACTCCAGAAACTAGCATGGAGATTGTAAAAGGTATCGCAGACGAAATTGATGAATCACCTAACGGTGTTCGCATGATCTTAACAAAGGCTGGCGTTTATGTTAAGAAGACCCCTGCCGCTAAATCTAGCGGAGGTACTACAGGTGGCACTAGTACCCGCGTCTCAAAAGTAGCAGCGGCGGAAGCCCTTGTAGCAGCTTTGAGCGATGCAGGACAACCTGTTGATGAAGAGATTATCTCTAAGTTGACTGGAAAAGCCTCACAATATTTTACTTCGATTCTAGTAGCTATTAACGAAGCATAATATACAAATGCCCTACTAGATTCGTCTAGTGGGGCTTTTTTGCATCCACTATTAATGACCTTGTACAGTAGCATCACAATAAAGATTGCTGAAATACTAACCAAGGAGTAATTAGTGAAAAAGCAAGAGCTGGCACGCTTAGTGCGCGAATATGGGGATGCTATTATTACTTATCGTAGTGAACACTCCAAAAAACTAAAGTATAATGTTTGCACATTAGACTTTACAACTCCTTACATCCAGAAGAAAAAGAATAGAGCCAAGGAAACGGACGACACTCTTCTCTTCTTTTGTTGGGACACTGACTCTTATAGACTGCTTCGTCCTTCCAACGTTTCTAGTGTAGTACCTCTGTCTTCCATTCTCAAGAATGAAGGACGTAGATAATGGATCTTTATCAAGCTCCAGAAGCCTACTCCAGAGTAATACACTACGACGCTGTAAAAGAAGTACAAATAAGACTCACCATTAATACTTTCAGAGGTATAGAATATCTGCACCTCCGAAAGTATTATATGGATTTTGAAGAAGAGTGGAAACCTACGCCAGAAGGTGTAGCAATGCCACTTGATTTAAGTAACTCTAGAGAACTCTTTATGGGTTTGGTAGAGATACTTTCATTAGCAGAATCCAAGGAGATGGTAGAGGAACATTTTTCAGATCTTATTAAGGATTTGTATAAATAGTTCTTGACTGTTATCCTAAAACTGCGTATAATAAACTTTCTTATTTAGGAGAATTATATGCGAGAGTTTTTAGATCTAGCGAGTAAATTATACTACGAGGGCTACCCGCTTCTTTCAGATGCGGAGTTTGACCTCTTAGCTGATAAACATAACTATACGAAAGTTGGGTATGAGGTTACTGATGCAGTACCTCACACATACCAAATGTATTCGTTACAGAAGTGTTTTGACATAACGAAAGCTCCGATCGATACTCTCGCTTGTATAGTATCTCCAAAATTAGACGGGGCAGCAGTATCTATTCTATATGTGAATGGTGAGTTACGTCTAGCTTTGACTAGAGGTGATGGCATTCTCGGAAGAGATATCACTGATAAAATGAAGTACCTTGTGCCTAATCGTATTAAGTACAGTGGTTTAGTTCAAATTACTGGTGAAGTTGTTGCTCCAAGTAGTATACCTAACGCTCGCAACTATGCGTCAGGGTCACTTGGGTTGAAGGACTTAGAGGAGTTCAAAACTCGAAACCTGGCTTTCGTCGCCTACGATAGTAGTAATCTTTATGATAACTATAGCGAAGAGATGAACTGGCTGTGTCATGGTTGTAACTTTAATGTTGTAACTGAGTTTGATTGTAGTCGCTATCCTACGGATGGGACTGTGTACAAACTTTGGGACGGCAACCGTTTTAGAGAGTTAGGTTATACTTCTAAACATCCTCGCGGAGCCTTTGCTCTTAAAGAGCAGGCAGAAGGCGTAGAGACTACCCTAGTAGACGTAGTATGGCAACTAGGTAAAAGTGGAGTAGTAAGTCCTGTAGCAATACTAGACCCTATTCTAATTGGAGATGCTACGGTATCTCGTGCCACGCTACACAATATTGAGTATATTCGTGACCTCAATCTTGAGATTGGTTGTAGTGTAGAAGTTATACGCTCAGGTGAAATCATACCTCGCGTTGTAAGACGTTTGGATTGATTGCTACCTTGAGAAAAATACTTCTTGACAATAATCTTAAAAATGCGTATAATACTTATTCAATTTCAGAGGAATGTAAATGACTATAATCGAAGCCCCAACAAACTGCCCTAGCTGTAGTTCGGTGTTAGAGGAAGTCAACTATCTTTTGTATTGTAGAAATCCGCATTGCGGAGAAAAAGTTCTCAAACTTATCGAACACTTTGCCAAGACTCTAAAGATTAAAGGTCTCGGGCCTAAGTCGATTGCTAAACTAGATATAATTTCTCTTGAGGAATTGTACTCTTTAGACGCATTCGAAATGGCCAAAGCTCTAGGATCTGAAAGACTAGCGGCAAAGTTAGTAGATGAGTTGGAACGATCTAAAAGTGCACCGCTAAATGTACTTTTACCTGCTTTTAGTATCCCTCTTATCGGGAAGACTGCCTCGGAAAAACTCTCGAAAGTCTGCACAGATATTGATGAAATAGACTATGATATATGCCGTAAGGCCGGTCTTGGTGAGAAGTCTACAGCTAGCTTATTAGAGTGGTTAGAGATGGATTTTTATCAGCAGAGTATGTTACCTTTTAGCTTCAAGTTTGAGAACAATCAAACAACAAACATAACCCACGGCACGGTTTGTATTAGTGGTAAACTTACCAGTTACAAAACGAAAGCCGAGGCTCATAACAAACTGCAAGAGCTTGGTTATGCAGTCAAGACAAGCTTGACAAAGGATGTCACCATCCTAGTAAACGAAAGCGGAGTAGAATCTGCTAAAACTAAGAAGGCCAGAGATGCTGGCGTTCAAATCATAACTAACCTTTTAGATTTTATTGGAGAATAATAAAATGGCATTACCTAAGTGGACTGAAGAGCGTACTGCTCAACTAACTGATTTCATCGGTGGCGAAAGCCCCGTCTCTCAAGCAACCGTTGCGGAAGCAGCTGGTAACCTTGAAACCTCTACTCGTTCTATCTCAAGCAAATTGCGAAAGATGGGTCACGATGTAGAATTGGCTTCTGCCAATGCTTCACGTGCGTTTAGCGACTCACAAGAAGCAACTCTTTCTGCCTTTGTCTCTGACAACAGCGGCGATTACACTTATGCAGAGATTGCAGGTCATTTTGAAGATGGCGCTTTCTCACCTAAGTCAATCCAAGGAAAGATCCTGTCTATGGAACTAACTGGCCATGTCAAGCCTGCTCCTAAAGTAGAAGCTGTACGCACGTACTCTCCTGCTGAAGAAGTCACCTTTGTATCTATGGTACAAGACGGTGCTTTCGTAGAAGCAATCGCGGCTGAACTAGACCGTTCTGTAAACTCTGTACGTGGCAAGGCTCTTAGCCTACTTCGTTCTGGAGACATTGACGCAATTCCACGTCAAGAGACTACTAAGGGTTCTTCTAAAGAAGATCCATTGGCCGTCCTTAGCGACATTGGAAGCATGGGTGTTGAAGATATCGCAGAAGCGATTGGCAAAACTGCTCGTGGCGTTAAGACTATGCTAACTCGTCGTGGCCTTTCAGCCGCTGACTATGATGGCGCAGCTAAGAAAGAAAAAGCATCTGCTTAATCCTTTTTAGTTTATAAGAGTAGGCTCTTCGGGGTCTGCTCTCTTTTTTAGATTTGGAATCGGGAGAATTTCATTGAATATCGCTAGTGCTTTGATAAAGCAAGTGCTAACACTCGGAGACTTTCAGACTTGGAGTATTACGCATAAGCATTATCTGCCAGAGGAATATCATAGTCTTTATAAGGTTATTGATAAACACTCAGCCGATTTTCATAAGATGCCAACGATTGAAGATCTAAAGTTTGAGATTCGTGATTCAAGTACCCGTGAGAAACTGTTCGCAGTAGAAGCTGTTGAGGTCGATGCCGACCCTGATATGCTTCTCCAGTACTTGAAGAACGAATACACTCAAAAAGAAATTCTGGATTCACTTGAAGATTATGTTGAGCACTCTGTTGCGTTCGAGGATGCACAAGAGTCTGTTCAACACCTTCACCAGATCGTACTTGATATTGAGCAAAAAGTAGATTTGGAAGATCCACAAGAAAGTATGCAACGTATTTCCTTGTTTGAACCAGAAGAAGATTTAGCTAAGTACGTGCCCCTCGGCCTCAACGAGGAATACGACCACGAGATACAGTTCTCTCCCAGAGATCTAGTAATGGTTGGTGGTAAACGAGGAGCAGGTAAGTCGGTTATTTGTGCTAACATTGCCAATAGTGTTATCAAAACTGGTAAATCGGCTATCTATTTCACTATAGAAATGGATAGTCGGTCTATCCTTCAACGATGCTGTGCCATAGCCACAGAAGTTCCCTTTTCACGTCTTCGTACTAAGAATCTTAGTGTAGTAGAGTGGGAGAAGGTTGCTACTTGGTGGGCAAATCGTTTTGTTGTTGGGCAAGACCGCTTGAACGAGTACAAAGAACACCGTGACTTCGATAAGTTTCATAGTAAGCTACAGGTTGGTGAGCTCCTCCCGACTCAACAGCTTGATGTTGTCTATGATCCTTCTCTTACGTTATCCAAAATTCGTGCAGAACTTGACAAAAAAGTTAAGCCAATGAATGTGGGTATTATCATAGTGGACTATATCAATCAAGTAAAGCGGTCGAGTCTCCCTTCTCGCGGAGGTCAGTATGACTGGACAGAACAAATCGAAGTAAGTAAGGCGTTGAAATCAATGGCACAAGAGTATGATTGTACAGTATTTACACCGTATCAAACAGACGCAAGTGGAGAAGCGCGATTCGCTAAAGGTATTCTCGATGCGGCAGATGCGGCTTATGCACTTGAAACGTGGGATCACGAAGATGCGTGTATCACTTTGAACTGTGTAAAGATGCGATCAGCCTCTATGAAGTCATTCACATCTACAGTAGACTGGGACACCCTTAAGATTGGCCCTGAGTCTGCCCTCACCCCTAAAGAGAAAGAAGATTCTACGCACAAGACAGGCGAAGACATTAACGATCTTTAAAAATATTTCTTGACTTTTTATCTCTTCTTGCGTATAATATACGGATACTTTGAAGGGAGAAAGCAATTTGGCACTTACATTCGGTAGTTTACGACACACTAGCTCAGGTAGAAAGCGAAAGCCTTTGCCCAAAGCTAAACGATATACTCCTAAGTTCACAGAACTTGTAGTAGAAGACACATACCGTAGAACCACAAAACATTATAGTTCGGCCAGCATTATGGGCGGGACTTGCGAAGCAGCAGATCGTAGCTATGCTAACGAAGCTGATTTCACCGTAGCCCCTGCATATAACAAGGGTGCTTATCAAGTTATTAGTAGAGAAAACATTAAGGATATCGGACGTTGACAGTAGAAGAATTATTAGTATCTAAGCAAATATATTTTACACCTAAGGGTGCAGATTGCGTAGTTACCTGTCTAAATCCAGAGCATCCTGATAGAAACCCTAGTATGCGTATTGATCGTATTACGGGGATTTTCGGGTGCTTTACCTGCGGATACAAAGGCAATATCTTTACCCATTTTGGTGAAAAGGCAAATCAACTACAACTCAGACGAGAATTACTAAAGAAAAGTATTAGAGAGAAGAGGTCCGAGTCGGTTGGTTTGTCATTTCCAAAAAACATTATACCTTATCTAGGCAACTGGAGAGGTATTAAGCCTGAGACATACAAGAAGTTTGAGGCGTTTCAACACCATGACTCTGACCATATTGGTAGGGTTGTGTTTCCTGTAAGAGACATTTCAGGACGTATTATAGCATTCAACGGTCGTCACACTACAGGCGGTGTACCTAAGTACATGATCTCGCCTGCGGGTGCAAAGATGCCTCTCTACCCTGTAGTAGATGCGATAAAAGGATCAGTTATACTAGTAGAAGGTATATTTGATATGGTTAATCTGCATGATAAAGGATTAGACAATGCAGTGTGTTGCTTTGGCACAAAGAATATAAATGAAGATAAATTGCGTATGCTTTCGATACAAGGAGTAGATGAAGTAATAATTTTCTTCGATGGCGATACCGCAGGACAGGATGCAGCAATTGTAGTAAAAGAAATGGCAGAGCGAGTAGGCTTGTCATCAAGAAATGTAGCGTTAAAGGACACAGATCCAGGAGCGTTACCCTTAAAATCAGTACAAACATTAAAGAGTAAATTATATGCCTAAAGTTGCATTAGTAGAAACTAAACCAAGTAGAACAAATTTCAAGAAAGAGTTTGATGATGCGTTCGAGTTTGATCAATATCAGCTCTGCTCCGACCCAAACATAAAGAAAGTACTAAAACGAGACTGCGACATTGAAATAGATGTTGATGCTTATGACTGGCTTATTCTCGTAGGAAGTGACGCATTAAAATACTTCACTCCTGTAAACTCAGTCACAGAATACTCTGGCAAGAAAGTAGCAGAAAAGTTCTTGCCTGTCATTAACCCTGCGATGCTTGCCTTCAAACCAGAAGCACAAAGAACGTGGGACGACTCCAAGCAAAGTATAGTAGAGTACATAACTGGTAATAAACAAGACACAGTAATTACTACATACAACGCTTGGGGCATTCAAGATACAGAAGAAGCAAATGCATTCTTCCAAGCAGCTATAGATGCTCCGTTACCTTACGTAGGGCTTGACTCAGAGACAACAGGACTATACCCACGTGATGGGCACATTCTTGGACTCTCCCTCTCCTACGAAGCAGATCGTGGTGCGTACATAGATACAGAGTGCTTAGACGAAGAGTCTGAACGCTTACTTCAGGAACTGTTCGACAAGAAGACAGTAATATTTCATAATGCTAAGTTTGACTTGGCGTTCTTTGAGTATCACTTTAACTTTAGGTTTCCTCGCTTTGAAGACACCATGCTTCTCCACTACCTCGTAGACGAGAATCCGGGAACACATGGTCTCAAGCAGTTAGCAATGAAGTATACAATCTATGGCGACTATGAGAAGCCTATGTATGATTGGATTGATAACTACCGTAAGCAAAACGGTATTCTCAAGGCTGATTTTAACTGGGGAGATATTCCTTTTGATATTATGAAGCTATACGCAGGCATGGATGCGGCATGTACCTTTCTGCTTTATGAAAAATTAGTAAAGATTAAACAAAATAAACGTCTAGCAAAAGTCTATGACAATATATTAATACCTGGCTGTCGTTTCCTTACAGACATCCAAGACAATGGTGTGCCTTTTGACAAGCAACGTCTGCTAAAGTCTCAGTCTCTTATGCAAGACCAGATTGATGAAGCAGTAGTAGAGTTATACAAGCATCCTGCCATTAGTAAGTTTGAGAAATTAAATGGAAAAGATTTTAATCCTAATAGCACTGTTCAGCTTCGTAGTTTATTGTTTGATTTCATTGGGCTTAATCCTACTGGAAAGAAAACTGGTACGGGCGCAAACAGTACAGATGCGGAGGTTCTTGAGGAGTTGGCACAGCAATCCGAAGTCCCCCAACTTATCCTTGCTATTAGACAAAAATCAAAGATTAAGAATACTTATCTGGACAAAATCTTTCCTCAGTTGGATAGAGATAGCAGACTTCGTACGGGTTTTAATCTTCATGGTACAACTAGTGGGAGGCTTAGCTCTAGTGGGAAGCTTAATATGCAGCAACTACCCAGAGATAATCCTATTGTTAAAGGGTGTATAAAAGCAGCTCCTGGCCATAAGATAGTTGCAATGGATTTAACTACGGCAGAAGTATATGTCGCGGCAATCCTAGCAAAAGATAAAGCACTAATTGAAGTGTTTAAGTCTGGAGGTAACTTTCACTCAGCTATCGCACACAAAGTATTTAAACTACCTTGTGACGTATCAGAAGTAGCATCTCTTTATACTATGCAACGTCAGGCCGCTAAAGCCGTAACGTTTGGTATTATGTATGGAGCTGGTGCAAACAAGATTAGTGAACAAGTAACAAAAGACAGTGGTAAACCTTTTAGTAGAAAAGATGCACAAGAAGTCATTGATGACTACTTTGCAGAGTTTTATAAGTTAAAAGAGTGGATCGAAGACAACCAAAAATACATTCAACAAAATGGATTTATTTACAGCTTCTTCGGAAGAAAGAGGAGATTACCAAATGTCGCATCGACCGACAAAGGCATCCAGAGCCATAGCGTTAGGTCTGGTCTTAATTTTCTGGTGCAGTCTGCTGCTTCTGATATTAACTTATTAGGTGCTATAGACATGGGTTCGTGGATTAAAGCAAACAAAAAGAAAGCACGTATCTTTGCTTTAGTACACGATTCAATTCTAGCAGAAGTACCAGACGACGAGATAGACGAGTACATGGAAAAACTAGCACACTTTGTACAACTAGATAGAGGTCTCTCTATACCAGGAGTACCAGTAGGTTGTGACTTTGAGATTGTACACCAAGATTACTCAGGCGGAAAGTTCGAGAAAATGTATGGTGATCACATATCGTAATATAGGTCTAATCCAGTACCCTGTATTCTTATTACAATCTTCCGACTGGGAAGCAGTAGATGGTATGCTCTTCCTAGACGGACAGGTATTAGACGATAAAAACCAAAGCGGAGAAACATTAGGAGCTAGGCGAATGCAGACAGCTCATAGAGATAAGTACGTTTTAAAGAAAATGGTTGTGTCTTTTAATGGAATACTAAAGCAACGTACACAATATTTTATAGATAATAAAGGGATGCCTTTTATCTATCAGAAGACTAAGTTTTTACAATTAAAATATTTAAAGATTAAAGAAGTGCAGCTTAAAGAAAAGGCTACACTTATTAAGGTAAAGGGGCACTATTCTCCTTTTACTGTTCCACGCCCTCCCGCAGTAGGCTACACATGGGCAGGGGTTCTGCATCTACACGACATACCGTGGGTGCTTTACGAGTATTCAGAGACGAAACTCAAAGACACTAAGAAGAAAGTATAATATGGCGAAGAGACGGAAAACACTCGCAGGTGCTAGTTTAGAACTGCGCGAGATTGAACCATTAACCAGAAATCAGCTGACAGCATTTGAGTCAGAAAAGAACCTCGTACTCCACGGCTTGGCAGGTACAGGTAAAACGTTCATTTCCTCATATCTAGCGTATGATGATATGTCAAAGGGAAAGTATCAAAACTTAGTAATTATACGAAGTGCAGTACCAACTCGTGACATTGGTTTCCTTCCGGGAACTGAAAAAGAGAAAGGCTCAGTGTACGAAGAACCTTATAAAGATATTGCTAATGACTTGTTTGGGAGAGGAGATGCTTATGAAATCCTCAAGAACAAAGGCTTAGTACACTTTATGACTACTTCGTTTATACGGGGTATCACGCTCAGGGATGCAGTTATTCTTATTGATGAGTGTCAAAACATGAGTTTTCATGAACTTGATTCTATTATCACTCGTATGGGTGAGAACACTAGGATTATTTTCTGCGGAGACTTTAGACAGGCAGACTTAAAAGCAAATGGGTTGCAAGACTTTATCCGAGTTCTAAAGATAATGAAGCGTTTCACCTTCATAGACTTTCAGGTAGAAGATATTGTACGCTCTGAGTTTGTTAAAGACTATATTATCGCAAAGAACGAACTTAATTTATGAAAGCAGTTATAAGCCACAGAATATACATGGATTGCAGTGCCGAATTGCAGGATAAGATTGATAAAGAGCTTACCTATACAATTCCTACGCACAATCCTCTTGATCCTCCTCAGATCATTAAGAATATGGGGATCATTCGAAATGGGTTAGTATCATTACCTATAGGGCGCACGGATTTAATACCAGAGCACTATGAGATAATCGATAAGCGTATTCATGTACCTGTAGACTTTCCTGAATTTA